CAACCCCCAAAAACCGCTTATAAGCCTTTTTAATCGATTCTAAGGGGTGTTTACATGGATACCGATCTTATAGAAAACGAATTGCACAAAATCCTTAACTTAACTTTTGAAGCTGCTAGCGATTCTAAAAACACAGCTAGCATCATTGTCGGTATCAGTTTTATTGCTTATAAACTATTAGATAAATTGCAAAAAGATAAGATAATCGATTAGCGGCCTTCTAAGGCCTTGTAAGGGTTAGCTGGTATCTTTGCTGGTCTAACCCTATTTTTTCGCCTTGTGGCGCGTTTTAATGCGTTTTAGAGGCATCCCTGACATGGAGGAAGTATGTCACCCGTCAAGAAGTTCGCCCTAGTAGAAAAAATTTCCCCGCGCGCGCCTGACCAGCGCGTTGCAGACAAACCAACATCAATCCTTGACCAGCGGTTCAAGTACCGGAGTTCTGCCGAAACCGATCTCAGAGCCAGGTTCAAAGCCCTGGGATTCAAAACCCCAAAACCCAAGAAACCCAAGTTCGGAGAGTAACCTGCTTAAATTTTAAGCACCCTAATATATGTTTTTATATGGGAGAAAAAATATAAAGATAGACGATAGTAATACGAATGTATTACTAAGGAACTAATAATACAGTGGTACTAATACAGTACCAAACTATATCTATATAACCAAGAATCGTGCCAGCTAAGTTATCCACAAGTTATCCACAGACTTATCCACAGGCTATGACATAGAAGTTCTTGATAGAAAATTCTCATTGTAAATTTATTGAGGGTGTTGTAAGTTTCGGTTGTGCAATTTCGCACAGATTAGTTTCTGTTAAGGGGATTAGAATGACGTATCTGAAAGACATCAAATTGTGCGTAGAGTGTGCGTTCTACGGCAACCATCAAGGCCAGCGTGACCGTTGTGTTCACCCTGCGCTAACCACCACCAGCCTAGTCACAGGCGCAGAAGATTACCCCTACTGCTTTGCTCAACGACAGTCGCCACTTGCCGACCATTGTGGCGCTAGAGGCGCGTATTGGGTGCTGCATGAAGAGTCTGCTGCTGAACGTGAAAAGAAGCGGCAGGAGTTCGAGGAAGCTATGCGTGACAGTCCATTCTGAGGGGATGCCATGAACAGGGAAGACATTATCCGCATGGCGCAAGAGGCTGGCTACGTCTATCACGTTAGTGGTGGCACTGGGACTTACGTTCAATTTTATTGGGATCAGCTTGAACAATTTGCCAACCTAGTGGCAGAAGCCGAGCGAGAAAGGATTCGTTGGGACAGTATCCATTCCTGCCATCCAGAATGCGACAAGCCTGTATGCGTAGCTATGCGTAAGGCTGTGGCAGAGGAACGGGAATCCTGTGCCAAGTTGCTGGATGACCTGGCAGCTAAAGACAAGCTATCCAACTATCACAAAGTAGCTGCACTACTGATCCGCGAAAGGGGTGCGCCATGAAGAAGCTAATTTTCTGGCTTTTGCTAGCAAACCCGATTTTTTCCTACGCCGACGAATGGATGGAAACTGTCAACGAAGCTGGCGGCAAGATTCTGTTTCTGTCCACACTCTGCACAGGCAGCACCACAGGCCGGATGGTGATTGCCACTATGCGGGATGGCGGCACAGTCCACGGTTGCTGGTGGTTTTTTGCTGACATGGTTCACGTTGTCTGGGAGGGCAAAAGCGGCAGAACCTCTGCCTACGATCCCAAAACCCTTACCTATAGGAAAACACCATGAACCAAGAAATAGCACAGCTGGGATGGCCTCTGACCTGTGAAATAGCCTGTCGTGCCATGTTGCTAAACATATCATTTGATCAAGCTGTACAGATAGCCATCCGTCAATACTTAGAAGTTACTAAAGGGGAAAACAATGACAAGTCCTAATCAAGCTGATTTTGAACCTGAAGTCCGAGCCGGTGCATGGTGGTCTGGAGATAGCCGCAAGGCCGCTAACGGACGCGCTAGTGACGTAATCCTGGAGAAGCTAGGCAAGAAGGAGATACCCGATCTCAGCGGCATAGAAGCCGTTCAGATGGGTAAAGTGATGGAGCCAACCATTGCCCGACTGTTCCAGGAAAAGCACCGTATCGAACTGAAGGATGCTGACTATGCAATGTCACATAAAGATGAGCCGTGGCTACGCTCTCACTTTGATTACATCAGTGCAGATGGACGAACGCTCGTTGAATGCAAGAATTACAACGCTGGCGTTATGTCTAAGTTCGACGAAGACGCAAACCTGGTTCCTGCTGCTGATCTGGCGCAACTCATCCACGAAGCTGCCGTACATAACGTGGAGTCGATATACCTTGCAGTCCTGTTTGGTGGGCAAGCCTTCCGCACCTATCACTTCACGATCACAGAAGGGATGAAGGAAGACCTGATCAAACAGATGGCAAAGTATTGGGGCTATGTCGCAACCCAAACCATGCCAGAGCCTGACAGTCTGGAGTCGTGCAAGATCATTTACCCCAACGACAACGCTGAATCTATCACTGCTACGCAAACGGTAGAACGCGCTATCGCTGTGCTGAACGAGTACAAGCAGAAGATCAAGCACCTAGAGAATGAGTCGGAAAGTATAGAGTTAGCTATCCGTTCGTTCATGGGTATGAATGCCAACCTAATCACCTTAGACGGCAAGACGCTAGCAACTTGGAAGAGTGCCAAGTCCAGCATGAAGTTTGATGCAAAGCTATTCCAACTAGCTATGCCAGAAATTTACGAGAAGTTTGTAGTTGAAACCCCAGGCAGTCGCCGATTCCTTTTGAAATAGGAGATAAGAGATGAGTAACTTAGTACCAGTCCAAGACATAGAACGCATGGCATTAGCAGTCGCTAAGTCGGGTCTATTCGGAGTCAAGACCGCAGACGAAGCTATGGCACTAATGCTGATAGCCCAAGCAGAAGGTCAACACCCTGCGATAGCTGCGCGTGACTATCACATTATCCAAGGCCGACCAGCATTAAAAGCAGACGCAATGCTGGCACGTTTCCAGGCTGCTGGTGGCAAAGTCGAATGGAAGGACTACACAGATGAGAGAGTCGTTGGCATTTTCAGTCATCCTGCTGGTGGTAGCATCACTGTTACTTGGACGCTTGATCAAGCAAAGCATATTGGTCTGGTCAAGCCTAGTAGCGGATGGCATAAGTATCCAAGGGCGATGCTTAGAAGCAGATGTATTTCGGAAGGCATACGCGCAGTTTATCCAGGCTGTGTCGTTGGAACCTACTCAGTCGAGGAAGTCCAAGACTTTGACGATAAACCAGCGAAGGTTAGTTCTCCTGAAGTCAAAGATATGGGAGCCGCAGAAGTCGTTGAGGCCGTTCAGTCAAGTAAGAAGGTAGGTGAGGATTTTTTGCCGCTGTTGGTTCCAGGTCAAGAGGAACCATTCGATATGGTGGAGAACCTAGAAGATTGGCAGACTTCATTCCACTCAATGATTTCGCGGGTAAAGGCAAGCCCTAAGTACAGCGAGAAAGAGAAGCTGGACAAGCTAAAGGCATTCAAATTGGCGAACCAATCCATCATTGAGCAATTAAGCAATGAGGCTAGGTTGCGTGTATTAGCAGCAGTTACTAACGTGGAGGAAGTATGAAGAGTCATCAAGGGGAACCAGGCAAGGGCGTTCTATTCCAGAACGATAAGAAAGCACCAGGCAGCGCACAACCTGATTACAAGGGCGTAATCACGCTACTGGAGGATGCTAAAGCCGGAGATGAAATCAAGATTGCTGCATGGAAGAAAGCCACCAGAGTCGGTGAACTTATCTCTCTAGCACAGGATACTTGGAAGCCTGATCCGAACTACCGTCCTGCTCCTCGACCAGCACCTGAACCGGCATTAAAGAAGCCGAAAGAGTACGACCCGTTCAAGGATGACGAAGTACCGTTCTGATGGCTGCTAGTCGCTCACCTACACAGCGATCACTAGAGTATCTCCGCGATCTTGGCTATCACTGCGAGATCGTGGAGAAGTGGAACAGCTTCACCAAGCAGAGGAAAGACTTGTGGGGCTGGTGCGACATTCTAGCGATCAGGGAGAACGAAGTCCTGGCGGTACAGGTGACGGCTTCTGCTGTCGCTAATCGTATTCAGAAGATTCAAGAATCAACCACGGTTGCGCTAGTCCGTAAGGCCGGTATACGAATAGAAGTACACGGCTGGCGCAAGAATGTTAAAGGCAGATACGTTATTAGAGTGGAGGATATTTCATGAATGCAGCAAACATAGAGAAGTCAGACAGACTACAGCGAGTGCTAACACTACTGAAAAGAGGTGGCGAGTACACCACGCTGGAGATTATTCAGAAGGCTGGAGTCTGTGCAGTCAACAGCATCATTTCCGAACTGCGGCAGAACGGTTATCAAATCAACTGCCAACGCCGCGCTGACAAGTGGTTTTATAGGATGACAACATGAATAAAGTATTTATCGCCACCCCTATGTATGGTGGTCAGTGTTTCGGGTTCTACACGCAGTCGCTATTGCAACTGAACAACCTGCTGCGGGATAACAATGTTCAATCCATGATGTCTTTCATGTTCAACGAAAGCCTGATCACCAGGGGGCGCAACGCATTAGTACACCAGTTCCTAAAGACTGACTGCACTCACCTGTTCTTTATCGACGCTGATATCCGTTTCAATGCTGGGGATGTTCTTCCCATGTTGAAGGCAGACAAGGACATTATCTGTGGCATCTACCCTAAAAAGGAAATCAACTGGCATGGGGTTAAGAACGCCCTAGACGCTGGCGTAGAGGTGGATAGCCTTAAACATCACACAGGTAGCTTTGTGGTCAACCTGGTGGGCTACTCAGGGTCTGTCACCGTGCCGGTCAACGAGCCTGTAGAGATTTGGAATGGCGGTACAGGCTTCATGATCATTAAGCGGGAGGTGTTCGAGAAGCTGGCTGACAGCGTACCGTCCTACACCAATGACGTTACTGATCTGGCTGGCAACCTGAAAGCAGATGAGATTAAGGAATACTTTGCCACCAGTATCGAACCAGGAACGAACCGGCTGTTGTCAGAGGACTACCACTTCTGCCGACTGTGGCGAGAGTTTGGTGGTCAAATCTTTGCAGCACCGTGGGCGCACCTGTCGCACATCGGTAGTTATGTCTTTGAAGGCGCACTAACGCCAGCACCATAAGGAGAACAACATGACAAGAAAAGAATTTCTGAAAGAGAATGATCTACTGGATATTATCAAGGATGAATTTAATCTAAGAAACGATAAGGCATTAGCTGGTTTCTTGGATATTCAACCGTCCATGATTAGCAAGATCAGGAATGGAAAGATGGGAGTAACGCCGAATATGTTGCTGATCATTCATGACGCAACAGACTGGAGCATCCAAAAGATTAGGGGCTACCTACCTGGTAGCAGCATACAGGAATGACGCTCTACTTAATCGCAGGAATCCTGATGGGGATTGGGTTTGACAT